GTTTCATTATTCTGATGAGGTGCGGCCAGTCATTGACCCTTTGCAGCATTTAACTAACCCTAATATTCGCGGCATGGAGCGTGAGTTAGCTTATGGAACGCGGTTATCTAAGTACGGTGAAGTGCCAGAAGTAATTTATGACCCTTACCCGCCACAATCCTATTTTGGAACATCTAATTATACGCCCGAAAGTGGTTTGGGTGAAGTTATCCACAAAACAACTGCTGATGAAGAAGCCTTCTACGATGTTTCTGAAGATGTTAAAAGGTTTATGCCTTTAGCGCGTGAAGAAGTAATGGACAGGTTGGCAGAGTTTGACAAGAAATTTACACCGTATGAAGTAAATCTAATGGTGCAAGGCAGGGCAATGAGTTTAGCAAAAGAAGCTAAATATTTGGGCCTTAGCAATAGAAAATACAGGCCAGATGTCTATACTCAATTCAACGAAGTGATCCCGCAAGAGGTTCAACCGTTAGGGCAAGAAATGATGTCATTGGTAGAATACCTAGAGAGCATAAAAAAATGACAGAATATGAAATAGAAGTTGATGATATGGGGCTGGGTTTAATGCGCAGTGATCCATTTTATAGAAGCGTTGAGGTAGTGAAGGAAAAACCTACCGGCACAATGCAGAAGCGTTATTTAGTAAAAGTTGTTGAGCGAGAAGAAAACGCATATTACGCAAAAAGCGTTTAACCTTGGGTTCTCAGCCAAAGTATGATAAAAGTAAGCCAATCTTAGGAGATTTACATGGCGATCACAACTTACGCAGAGTTACAAACTGCAATTGGCGATTGGCTGAACCGCGCCGATCTTGACCAAAAGATACCTGATTTTATTCGGTTAGCTGAAAGCACGTTGAATGATGTTTTGCGTTCTGCTGATATGGTCACGCAATCAACGTCTATAGCAATTACAAGTGGCCGCGCCACATTGCCAGCCGATGCTTTAGAGATTGTCTACGCGCAGGTGGCGTCATCTGAGGATGAGCCTTTAGAGCAAATTACGCCGCAGCAGCTTACAATGTTGCGAAGAACGCGCACAAGAAATGCTGCAAACCCTAGATTTTACGCTATTGTTGGCCGTGATATAGTGGTCACTCCTACACCGGCATCTGGATCTTTGGATTTAGATTACTATCAAAGACTGCCAGTTTTGTCTGATAGCAATACAACAAACTGGCTGCTGACAGATAGCCCGCATATTTACCTTTACACCAGCTTGCTTCATGCAACGCCATTTTTGATGGATGATGCCCGCTATGCTGTATTTAACAATACAGTGAGCCAGCAAGTGATGTCAGCGGTACGTTCTCAGCAAACTCTTGCTTTAGATGATATGAAGATGGCAGGATTTTCTTTGTCAGCGCCTACTGATGTTGCGGCTGCGCAGCAATCGGCTCTGGCATCTGTTGCGGGGTAAGGCTTTTAAATGGCAATTACATCTTATGCCACGTTGCAAGATGCAATCTTAGCTTACGCAAATAAGCAAGATATTGCGCAGTCATTAGATACATTCATTGCCTTGGCAGAAGCAGATATGCAGCGCAAAGTGCGTCACTGGCGTATGGAGCGCCGCAGCACGGCATTATTAGATACGCAATACACAGCCTTACCTAGTGATTTTTTAGAGCCTGTTAGAACAATGCTGACGGGTTCAGATCCATTGCGTTTAGAATTGATTGGCATTGGAGAGTTAGCGGAACGCCGTGAAAGATCCAATGACGTAACCTCTAAGCCAAAGTATTATGCTATCGTAGACGGTACGATAGAAGTTTTCCCGAAACCCGATGCAGATTACACTTTTGAGATGGTTTATTATTCAGATATTCCTGCTCTTAGTGACAGCAACACATCAAATTGGGTTCTGGAAAAGCATCAAGACGCATACCTGTTCGGAGCATTGATGCAGACAGCGCCATTTTTGGGTGATGATGGAAGGTTGGCCGTTTGGACTTCATTGTATCAAAGCGCAATAGATGGTATAAATGCTGAGAGCGAAAAGGCAAAGACTGCTGGCGCGGGTCGGCGTATTCAAATTAGGAGTTACTAAACATGGCAAGCTTTACAAAGGTCAATGACTTTGTTGTAAATTTGGCAAACGCTATGGATCTTGACAGCGACACTTTAAAGGTAGCTTTGTCAAATACCGATCCAACATCAGGCACAAATGTTGTTTCTGATGGCAATGGTGTTTTGGCAAACATCACCGAAATTTCATACACAAACCTGTCATCTCGCACGTTGGCTAATGTCACCAGCACACAAACATCTGGCACATATAAGTTAAGTGCAGATGATTTGACACTGACAGCATCAGGCGGCACTGTAGCGGCATTTAGATATATTGTTGTATATAATGATACGCCTACATCACCGGCAGATCCGATCATTGGGTACTATGATTATGGAGCCAGCTTAGTGTTGAATGATGGTGATACGTTTACCGTTGATATCGGCACAAACGGCATTCTGACACTTACATAAAAAGGTAACTCATCATGGCTAAATTGTTTAACAGGGCCAAGATGACAACCGCCACTACTGGAAGCGGAACTGTCACTTTGGGTTCCGCGTCCAATGGGTTTCAAACATTCGCAGCGGCGGGTGTTTCAAATGGTGATGTTGTCCAATACGTTATTGAGGAAGGTGCGAATTTTGAGATTGGCACAGGCACATATAGCAGTACCGGCACATCACTAACCAGATCCCCGACAGAAAGTAGTAACAGCAATAACGCGATCACTTTAGCCGGTCAGGCAACCGTTTCTATTACGGCTGTCGCTGATGATCTAAACAGGCTTCAGCACGGTGGATCTGACAAGGTTACGGTTTCGTCTACGGGCGCAAGTGTTACCGGCAATTTGGCTGTTTCTGGAACCGTTGATGGCCGCAATGTTGCAAGTGATGGCAGCAAGCTAGATGGCATTGAAAGCGGTGCAACGGCAGATCAAACAGCCGCAGAAATAAGATCATTAGTAGAAAGCGCATCTGATAGTAATGTTTTCACTGATGCCGATCACAGCAAATTAAACGGGATAGAAGCTGGCGCAACTGGCGATCAAACCAATGCTGAAATTAGAGCGGCGGTAGAAGCGGCAACAGACAGTAATGTTTTCACCGATGCAGACCATACAAAGCTGAACGGCATTGAGGCTAACGCAAAGAACGATCAGACGATCACAGCGGGTGGTGGGCTAACTGGTGGCGGCACTGGTGACGTTACCATCAGCCACGCGGATACGTCCTCACAGGCGTCAGTAAACGGCTCTGGGCGTACTTACATCCAAGATATAACCTTGGACACCTACGGGCATGTTACGGGGCTGGCAACGGCTACTGAAACGGTGGTCAATACAAACACGATCCCAAACAATGCCACGATCACTTTGAGTGCGGGGGGTGCGCTAACTGGTGGCGGTAATTTTACAACCGATCAATCGTCAAATGAAACGATCACCTTTAATCACTCAGATACGTCTAGCCAAGGTTCTGTAAACAATTCGGGCCGCACCTATATCCAAGACATTACGTTAGATGGGTATGGTCATGTTACTGGAATAAATAGCGCCACAGAAACCGTTACGAATACCAATACCAATCAATTGACTACTTTTGTCGTTGAGGATGGTGATGGCACAGAAGTTACAATCTCTCAGGGCAAAGAGTGGAAATTTGTTGAGGCTGGCGGGATCAATATTAACTGGACTGATACCAGCACAGGTTCAGATGGCGATCCCTTTGATCTGTCTTTTAATGTTTCAACATCTATTACGGCTGGTAGCGGTTTAACGGGTGGCGGGGCGCTTAGTTCAAACCGCACAATTTCACACTCTGATACATCAACGCAAGCCTCTGTAAACAACAGTAGTGGCACAGTCATTCAAGACGTTACGCTAGATGGCTTTGGGCATGTTACGGGTTTAGCGTCAGTCAATTTAGATGGGCGCTATTACACTGAGAGCGAAGCAGACAGCCGCTTTGTAAATGTCACTGGCGACACTATGACGGGCGAGTTGCAAATAAATGCACGGCTTGATGTTGGTGATGGCACAGGCGGTGATACTGAGGTTAGAATTTACAAAGCTGATAACAACGTCAGCGATCATATTCAGTTTTACAACGGCACAACCCGTATGGGTGAGATTGGCTGCCAAGATACAACGTGGCTGCGTATTAACCAAGTGACCGCCAAAAACATTTATACTCCAAGATATATTAGGTCAGATGGTGGCTTCTTTGTTGATGGTACTACCAAAGGCATAAACGGGTCAGGAAACTTTATTGGCGGCACGATTACTGGTGCGTCTGATGCGAATGTAAGCAATTGGAATACTGCTTATGGCTGGGGCGATCACGCTGCTGCTGGTTATACGTCAAACGTAGGTGATATAACGGGCGTAACGGCTGGTACAAACCTTAACGGTGGCGGCACTAGCGGGTCTGTTACCCTTAATCTTGATAGCACGATTGACGTTACAGAGGTTCATCTTGGTTCAGAGGTTCAGCTACGGGAAAGCACAGACCGTGCTGATTTGCTGCAAATTACATCAGCAACTTCTACTTGGGGTGGCTTGCAAATTCGCAATAGCTCAAACGAGGGCCGCTGGTCATTTATGACCGATGGCTCAACAAGTGGTTTTTATGATGATGAAAACGGCGATTGGGCTGTTCAAATGCAAGAAAACGGTGGGGTTACGCTCTACCACAATGGTGTATCCAACTTCACCACAGGGCCGACTTATATGGAAATGGCTCGCCACCTAGATATGAATAACTATGACATCTATGGATGTGATCAGATATTTCATCACGGCGACACCAACACATACATGCAGTTTCATGCTTCCGATCAGTGGCGCGTTGTTGTCGGTGGGTCAGAGCGGCTAGAAGTTAAAAACTCATCTCCGCATGTTTTGGTTTCTGGCGATCTAAACAGTACATCTGATGAGCGGCTAAAGAAAAACATCAAGCCAATTGATAATGCGCTCGCTGATATTTGTCAGCTTGAGGGCGTTACATTTGATTGGCGCGATACCGGCACTCAGGGCCAAGGCTTCATAGCGCAACAGGTTGAGCCGATTATTCCAGACGTTGTGAATACCGATGAAGATACTGGCATGAAATCTATCAACTATGTCGGCCTGATTGGTCATCTGGTTGAGGCAATCAAAACGCAGCAAACTCAGATTGACGATCTGAAAGCTGAAATCCAATCCATGAAAAGCTAATAGTGAAAGGACACGACGATGGCTTTACAGATAAACGGCACAACAGTCGTAAATAACTCAAGGCAATTGCAGAATATTGCGAGCGTTGACACCACCACAAAGAACGCAATTGAAGCGGCTGGCATTGGGGGATTTTCTATAATTGACACGTTGTATACAAATGCCCCTTCTGGTGGCAACAGCTTGTACGTTAGTGGTGGCAACATACAGGGCACTGGTTTTACTGCTGGAAGTACAGGGGTAATAGGGATTTATAACTACACAGGAAGTAAGTCTAATAGGGCTGGAATTGTGTATACTGGGTCTAACAGTTGGTTTACTAATAGTAGTATCCCAGGGGGGCTTAGTGCTTTGATCCATAAGGGCGGTGGAACAACTCAATGGGTTGGCCCAGCTAGCGGTTTTTTCTATCTTGCGCCAAACGCTTCTATTACAGCGGCAAGCACGGATACTAGACAGAATTTTATATACTATCAAAACATATAATTCGTGATTATTGGGGTTAATTATGTCTATGCAGATGATGAGTGTTTTGGGCAGTGCATTTTTGTTCGCAGATAATCTTCTTACGGAAGAAGAAAATAAAACCCTTTGCTCTCTTTGTGATGAAGTGAGATCGGACTTTAAAGGTAAAAACCCAGAAGGTTGGGATGCGACAAATACCACAACCTTTACTGGGTTTGATCCTTTTCAAGATGAGAGGTTTAGGTTTTACAACAACAAGGTTCAGGAAGCTGTAAACTCTTATGCTGCTGAACATGAGAGATCAGAGCCTATGAACTATTCAAATGGGTGGGTTAATTTCAATAAAACTGGAGAGTTCGTTGAGGAGCATATTCATAGTGAGGCACGCCTAAGCTGTATATATTATGCAAAATCTCCAGAGGGTTCTTCTGGCACTATGTTTAAATCTCCATACAAAGATATGTTTGGCTTTCCAGACAACAGAGACGTTATTGGAAGTGATCCACTAGAAAGAAGGCTTATTGTGTTTCGGTCATATATTCCTCATTTAGTCAGGGCTGGCAAAAACAAGACTGAAAGAATTACACTGGCAAGCAACTGGGTTTAGTGAATGTTAGGTTTTACTCCACTAGCCGCAGGGCCAATAGCAAGCAGCGGAACTCAAGATTATATCTTTGAGGTTAATGCCGGTACGTTTGCGGTTAGTGGGCAGGGCGCAGCAAAACTCATTACTGAGTTTGTGCCAGATGGTCAGTACGTTCTAAACGGCAGGGCGGCTGAGTTTAGCAAAACGATGAATGTGGATCTGGCGGCGGGGTCTTTCGCTGTCTCAGGTCAAACTATCATCTTTGAGCTTGGTTTTGGTCTGATTGCTGAGAGCGTATCATTCGCTCTTACCGGCCAAGATGTAACGCTGCAAAAAGCATTAAACGAAACCTTGGCGAGTGGGTCGTTTGCTCTTGCTGGTCAGGATGCAGATGTAAATGCGCAGCTTAACATCACAGCCGCCTCTGGCTCATTTGCTTTAACCGGCCAAGAAATTACTGAAAAAATCAGTGAAGTAGTTGACGCTGGAAGCTTTACCCTCACAGGCCAAGATGCTGCGGTTAATGCGCAGTTTAACATCTCTCTGGCATCTGGATCTTTTGCTTCTACCGGCCAGAATATTACTGAGGATATATCTGAGGCTGTAGAGGCTGGCAGCTTCGCTCTAACGGGCCATGCAGCGCCCATGTCGTTTAATCTAAGCGTAGATGTGCTATCTGGCTCTTTCGCGTCTACAGGGCAAGCTGTAACGCTGCAAAAGGCTATTAGGTTTGACGCCTCACATGCATTATTCTTTGTTACCGGCCAATCTATAACTGAAGATATAACAGAATTTACACCGGCTGGCGTGTTTGCATATTCTGGGCAAGATGCGTCATTTAGCATTGCAATGAATACCCAGCTTGATGCTGGATCTTTCGCGGCAACTGGCAATGTCATCCCATTCAAAAAGGCGATGAATGTTGACCTTGCGAGCGGATCGTTTGCGCAAACCGGCAATACTGTTCTGTTTAGGGTCGGCAATAGAATGCCAGCCGATAGCGGCGCGTTTTCGCTGGCTGTGTTTGATGTGACGATAACCAAAGTGATGAATACGGATCTTGTCAGCGGATCGTTCTTGTATTCTGGTTTTGATGTTAAGATTAGAGGTTGGTTGGAACCTTTCCAAGAAGCAGAAAATTGGACGGAGCAAGTGGTTGCCAGTGAAACATGGACTGAGGCCGCGTAGCGTGGTACATTGCGCACAACAAAGGATGTAAAATATGGCTGTAAATACCACAAATTATAAATTTAATAAGCCAGTAGTGGGCGCAGATAGCGATAGCTGGGGCGGTGAGTTAAATGAGAATTGGGATAAAATAGACAGCCTTTTATACGGGGCGTCTTATACTGATGGAGACAGCCAAACTGTAGAGCGCATTCAGCCCGATTTAGAACAAGGAAGTTGGGCTGTAAATGGCACAGCAATTACGGCTACAGCTACGCAATTAAACAATATTCCTTCTGCGATTACTGGCGGCGCAACGACTATTGCAAGCAGCAATTTAACTGCTGGGCGAGCGCTTATTTCAGATGGTAATGGTAAGGTCGCGGCATCTTCAACGATTACTACTACAGAATTAGGTTACTTAAATAACGTAAGCAGCAATATACAAACCCAGTTAAATGGAAAGCAACCGACTATAACTGGCGCAGCTACAACAATTGATGGGTCTAATTTAACAGTAAATCGCGCTCTTGTATCCAATGGGAGCGGGAAGGTTGCTGTTTCAGCCGTAACATCTACAGAAATTGGGTATTTAGATGGTGTTTCGTCCTCTATACAAACACAGATTAATGGAAAGCTATCTACTGGTGGCGGCACATTAACAGGAAGTTTGAATGTAGGTGATGGCAATCAGTTATTTACA